CGCGTTCAATGTTGCGGAGTATGTAGTCGAAGTTCGAGGTGCCCGCCGCCTGCGCGAGCTCCTTCTGCCTGTCCGGCTGGCCGTCATATCGCGCTATGTCCACGAGCTGGCCGATGGAGATCTGGCCGAAATCGTCGCGGGTCGCTCTGACCTCGGTCTTGATGCTGGCGGCCTTGGCGCGGTCACGCACGTAGTCGCCGCTTCGGCCGAGCCTGTGCGCGACGCTGGCGGTAGTGGCTCCGAGGTCGAGCATACCCTGGATGGCGTCGGCCTCTTCCAACACGGTGAGCTGTTCGCGCTGGCAGTTCTCGGTGACCATGGCCTCCAACTGCTGCAATGGGCCGAGCTGGAGCACGAAGCATGGGACAGCTACGATTCCGGCCTGTTTGCATGCGGCGAGCCTGCGGTGGCCGGCGATGACCCTGTAGCGCTCGCCGTTGGGTACGACGCTGAGGGGCGTGAGGAGGCCGTTGGTTTTGATGCTGGCGGCGAGGTCGGTCACGTCGCCGATGTTTTTGCGTGGATTGTCGGGGTGGGGGTCAATCAGGCTCGTGTTGATGAGCTTGATTTCGTTGCTTTGGTAGCTGCTCATTGCTTCTCCTTGCTGGTTTCTTGGTTGTTGAGTTCGTCTGCGCACGCCTGGCATGCCTTCCACCATTCGCTTGGGTTGCCGTTGCGGAGGCTTCCGGTGTGGTCGTATTCGTCCTCGTGCGGATCCATGAGCTGGTGGACGTGTTCGCAGTTCCAGTTGTGCTTGTGGATTGGTGTTGACGGGACTGGTTCGGGCGCCCAGGTCTTCCACTGGTCGCGGAGCCATGTGTTGAGCCGTGGGATGTGGCCGCTGCGGATTTGGCCGTCGTTGACGGCGTGCTTGTAGCGGCGGAGCGCGGTCTGGAGTCGGGTCAGTTCGACGGGGTTTCCGGCGATGGCCGCGTACAGGGCTCTGGCTTCGACTTCGGTCTTGCGGCCTTTCGCGCCGACGGATCCGGGATAGGTTTCGGCGAAACGGTCGAAGCCGGATTCCGGCGTGGCGGGTTGCTTCGGTTTGCCGGCGGGAGGGGTCGGAGAGGGTATATCGGTATCGGTATCGGTTTTATGCCATGTTTTTGCTTGGCTGTCCCCTAGCAACTTGCTAGAAGGTTTGCTACCGTTTTGCTCTCCGTTTGCTTGGCTGTTTTCCGGCAAGTCGCCCGACGTTTGCTTGGCCTTTTGGTTGGCGGCCTTACGGCGGCCTCCCTTGCTTCCGGCTTTTCGGCGCGCCTCGCGTTGCTCTTCGGTCAGCACTCGTGGCTCCCTGCAGATGCCTTCGGCGTAGACGGGACGCCATCCGCCGTCGTGCTCCTCCATGAGTCCCGCATCGATGAGCTGCTGGAGCTGGCGCATGGTGCCTCCGGCGTCCTTGAGGTCGAGCTGGTCGAAGTGGCCGGGATACGCCGACGGGTCCTTCGATTGCATCGAGACGCCTTTGGAGTGGATGACGCAGAGTTTGACCCACAGGCCCACGGTGGCGAGCGGTAGGCGTCGGATGCGCCTGTCGTCGGCCATCTGGTCGTCGATGATGAACCACATTCTTCTTCTCCTTCCGTGGTTCGGGTTCCTTGGAGGCTTAGCCGATCTCGCCGGTGTCCGGATCGACGGTCGCCTCCACGTCGCCATCGTCCATGTCGAGGCTGCGGCGCAGGTCGTCGATGAGGATCATCTGCCGTGACGTGGCGGGCTTGGCGCACATGCTCTCCATGGCCAGGCCGGCGTCGAGGATGCGCTGAGCGAGGTCTGCGCAGTCGTACACGGCTTCGGTGATGGCGTGGATGCCGCCCCACTTGTCGATGTGCTCCTGCTTGTTTTTGGTGTCCATGACGTTGCGGCATGCCTTGAGCACGACGGCCGCGGCCTTGGTGACCTGCTGCGTCTTGCCGATGAGGTCGATGAGCGTGTCCGGTGTCGCTTCCTGCGGGATGAGCACCTGCTGTTCGCTGGCTTTCATTGCTTCCTCCTTTAGAATTCCGGTTCCGGATCCGGTTTGCCGAAGTCCCCAAATGACGATTGGTCGGCCGCCGGCGCGCCCCACGGATCATCGGCCGGCGGCGCGGCGGGTTGCTGTGTCTGCGCCGACTGTTGCGGCCGTTGGCTCCAGCCACCGACGCCGGTGTTGACGGTCGGCTGCGGCGATGCGGGGTTGCCGTAGACGGGACCGCCCTGGCGGCTGATGCGGGCGACCTGCGCCGTCGCGTACCGCAGCGATGGCCCGATTTCGTCGACCTGCAGCTCCACGACGGTCCGATTGGTGCCGTCCTGCGCCTGATACGAGTGCTGCTTGAGCCTGCCTTGGGCGATGACCCGCATACCCTTGGACAAAGATTGGATGCAATGCTGCGCGAGGTCGTTCCATGCCGAACAGCGGAGGAAGAGCGCGTCTCCGTCCTCGTACTGTCCGGTCTGCCGGTTGTACTGGCGTGGCGTGTTGGCGATGGTGAAGCTGGCGACCTGCGCGCCCTGGCCGGTGGTCCTCAGTTCCGGATCCGCGGTGAGGTTGCCGACGATGGTGATGACGGTCTCCCCTATGGCCATGTCAGGCTCCCTTCACATATCCAGCCGGTTCCGGGCCGAGCTGGCTTGGATCCTTGGCCTTCCACGCGCATTTCGCGCGCAGGCATCCGGCCTCGCGGTCGATGACGATCTCGCCGAAGCGCGCCGGCGCGACCATGGTGAGGTTCCAGCCACGGTCGCGGTTGAGCGCGCTGATGGTCTCGTACAGTTCGCCGATCAGCTCGGCGGCCGTCATGCCGACGCTGGCGGGCGTGAGCGGCCATTCGAACCACTTCTCGCCGTCCGGCCTGCTTGGTGTTTTGCTTGGCAACGTTTGCCTCCTTTGGATTGATGTCGTGCCGGGGCGCGGATTCGAACCGCGCATCCATCCGCCGACGTGACCTCAACACGCCGATCCATGGCGCCCGCATCCTGTCGCGGGCCCCGGCGAAGGCCGGACGGGAGGAGAAGAGAGAAGATGACCCGTCCGGCTGGTTTTAACGTCTTTTCCTTGACGCGCGGGCGGTTCCGGCATGGCCGCGCATGACGAACCACGTCCATGCCGCAATGTGTGCGGAACCGTCCAAGTCCTTCACTGCCGTTGCTCGTCCAGCCAGCGCGCGAAGCGGGGGGCGGAGCACAGGCGACGCATGATGACGGCCGTCGGAATGAGCACCGCGAACGGCGCGGCGATGAGATGTTCGATCGGATGCGTGCACGCCGGCGTGCAATACAGCACCCACATGGCCAGCAACCACACCGCGAACAGCAGCTGGTGCAGGATGACGTGGGCAAGGGCCTTCATCACATCAGCTCCTTGTTGATGGTGTCGATAACGATGTCCACGAGGTCGGCCACGTCGAGGTCGACGTATCCGACGATGTGACCGAGCGAACGCCTTGCTTCGATTTCGTCCCATAAGTCGCCGCAGGCCGGACTGATGGCGTCGCCATGGTCCTCAAATTCCCTGAATATCGCTTCGACGCAGGTTTTGCGGATGTCGGTCATTTGCCCTCCTTTTCTTCCCATGGGTCAGGCCACGGGGTATCGGTACGCCAGTCGTTGTCGGTCATCACGCACCCACCTCTTCCTCGTATTCGGCCGTGCACTGGTACAGGTGTTGCGCGAAATAGGCGATCATCTGCTCCTTCGGATACATGACGATCCGTCCTACCTTCACGAACTTCGGGCCGATGCCCGCGCTACGCCAGTACGCCAGGGTGCCTTCCTTGATGCCGCAGTTGTCCGCGATGTCCTTCGTTGTGTTCATCGGCTTCAACGCCGCCGCCAATGCGGCGAACACCCTGACTTTGTTTCCTTCGAATTCGAAAGGCTGGATTTCATTGTTCATTGGATTCTCCTTGGATTTTTGATTGCTCCTTCGCATATGCTTGTGATGTTCAATCCGAGCATGAAAGGAGGTGAAATGGATAAGAGCTTTCTTAAAATCGATGGTGTTGTGCTTCCGGGCGCTCCAGATTTCCTTGTCGAACAGTTCAACGAAATCGAGGAGATTCTGAAAGGAATGAAGCCCGGAGAACGCAAAAGCAGAACCTTCATTGCGAGAACCAACGATGACAAAGAGAACATAATTACCGTTTCTCTGCATTGCGGTACCACAATGAGCCTCGACATCATCGATGATGGTTCCGATGCTTATCAAGCGTGTGCTGAACGCTTGAAGAACTAAGGACCGTTCTCTTAAAATCTCTCGAACCATCTTCTGAATCGCCGTCCGCGAGAGAGAGTTCCAATTCCTCGCGGACGGCTTTCCTTATCGCGCCCAGCATCGCCGGGTGCAGGCGTTCGAACTCCTCAACGGAAATCGGGTTCGTGGATTCATCCGGTGTCTCGGCCGGAATATTGATGCTCATTTTCGGATTCTCCTTTCGATTCATGCATCGGCGAGCGCCGACTGCTCATGGTTTGATTTGGTTGATTCCGTCGATTGGCTGGAGGAGCTTGAGCATGAGCTGGTAGAGGCTCATGCCGAGCATTGCTGCCGTCTTCTCGAGTTGCTCGGTGGTGAATGAACCTTCACCCTGCAAGCGCTTACTGATGTTTTGCTCGCTCACACCAAGCTCCTTAGCGAGCGCGGCCTGCGTCTTGCGGTGGCGTGCGAGCTCACCGCTGAGGTTTCGCGCGATGGTTTCCGTTTCACTCATTGGTTGCCGCTCCTTTCTGGTTGGCTCGTTCTCTTGCGACAACTCTCAATCTACCTATTTAGGTGATTTAATATATCTACCTATATAGGTTCTTTACAGAATCTACTTATTTAGATAAACTTCAGGCATGGCACGAGGATCTAAAAACGAAGTCACCGAAGACAGCAAAAGAATCATCGATGTATGTCGACGACTGTTGAAAAATAGCGGCATCTCAATAGACGAATTCTTTGATTCCAGTGGATTAAGCAACAACTACTGGTACAAGCGCATGCGCTATGAGGCACCATTGAACACGTCCGACGTGGAGCACATCGCCTCCACATTCGGACTCACCAGCCTCGACATCTACACACGAGCACTCGGCAGCGAGGCCGCCCGCACCTACGCCCGCGAGCGCCAAAACCAGGTCACGGATGATCTCATCGACCGTATCGCCGCGCGCCCCGAGGACTATGACGTGGCCGCGAATCATGACGAGAACGCGCGTCTCGAGGCCGAGACGCCTGATGAGTGAGAGGAGTGAATGATGGGTTTCAGAGTCAATCGCAGGATCAGCCTGGGGAAGAACGTCCGAGTGAATATCGGTAAAAGAGGCGTCAGCACGTCCGTGAAGATGGGGCCGGTCACGGTCAATTCGAGGGGACGTAAGACCGTACATGTGGCAAAGGGCGTATCGTATACCATCAATCCGAAGACGAAAAGAAACACCGCTCCGCAGCGGAGGTCAACTGTCGAGAGCAAGCAACAGGCGAGTTATACTCCCTCATCTGCAGACAACACAACACATCAGCCCCGCCCAAAGACTTTGAAGCAGCTCGAATTCCAGTACAAGGCATACAGCGTCCTTCTCTGGGTGATGTACGCGCTGACTGCGTTCACCATCCTCATGTGCTTCTTCGGCCCCGTCATGCTCGTCTTCGCCATCCCGTTCACGCTGATGTCAATCGGCTTCACCAAGCTCAAGGCGACGCTCAGGAAACAGCTAGAAGAGAGACGAGCTGACGACGCGTCTCCGAAGGCCACAGACATGGAGCCACAGATGAGTGAAAGGAACACAAATGACTGAATACAACCTGTATTGCGATGAGACATGTCACCTTGAACACGATAATTCAAACAGCATGGCGTTAGGAGCCGTAATCGTGCCAAAGGAAAAACGCAAAGAGGTATGCGTCAGAATCAAAGAAATCAAGCAGAAGTACGGCATCTGCGCCACGAATGAAGTGAAATGGGCAAAGGCACGAGACCGCATGCTGCCGCTCTATCTAGATCTCGTGGACTACTTCTTCGATGACGATGACATCTCGTTCCGTGCGCTTCTCATCCCGGACAAGAATCTACTTGACCACGAGAAATACAATCAGGACCACAACACCTGGTACTACAAAATGTACTTCGAGATGCTCAAGGTCATCTTCGACCCAAAGCAAAGCTATAACGTGTTCGTCGACATCAAAGACACACACTCGAGTTTTCGAGTCAGCCAATTATGGGATGTCTGTTCGAACAACATGTACGATTACGATCACAGAATCATCCAGAAAATCCAGCCGATACGTTCCGACGAAGTACAGATCATGCAGCTCACCGACATACTCATCGGAGCAGTATGCCGTTCGCAGCGAAAACTGCCGGAACAGCATCAGAGCATGGCGAAGCGCCGAATCATCGAACGAATCATTCAACGGTCGGGATACAAACTCGACCGAAGCACACTGCTGAAGGAGACCAAGTTCAACTATTTCGTATGGAGGGCGAGATGAATCCGCATTGGCTGCCCGGATTGATTCCTTGGAATCAAGAGCACGGAGAGACATGGGAGCAGTATGAGCAACGACTGTTCCATGTATTCCAGAACGAGTTCAGAGAGTCCTTCCAATACGACGGGAAACCCGTACACTACAAAAGAATGCCCTACGACGGAATCTATCCGGAAGCCTTCATGCATCTGACCACATGCAATCAGGACAACTCCGGCTCACGGCTTCCGGATGCCGAACGCAGCGAACGCATCAGCTGGCCCAGACCGGTAGTGGAGCATCATCCGTTCTGCGAAATATGCGGATACGACCAATGCACGCGGCCTTGGGTATGGAGAAAAAACGACAAGAACAAGGATCGAGTGAAGATATATCTTCCAAACCAACAATATCTCGTTGTTCTAGGAGAACGAAGGGATTACTGGGTACTCATAACCGCGTACTACGTAAACCGCCAATGGAGCATAGACAAGCTGGAAAAGGAATATAACTCCAGATTCAGCACAAGAATCCAATAAAAAACTAGAGCCGCCCGTTAAGGACGACTCCGAAGACTCCTTCTACAACATGTAGATGAGCTGATTCAAATATCACATACGACACTCCAACTGTCAAGCAGAACTTGACAAATAGCAAAAAAGTACTTCTCGAAAAACAATACTTTCGGAAGAGAGGAATGTGGATAACAAGACCGTTGCGGACCTTCATCGGAGCGCGGAATCCATGGGACTGTCAATCGTATCGCGCG